TGATGCGGTAGCCCAGGCTAGTAAGTCTTCCGCTAATAAAAAATCTAAGTGGTTTGGTATCCCTCCTGAGGAAATACAGGCTATTTGGAAATCAGAAGCTAAAAGAGCTGATTCTACTGGAACATGGTATCATGCACAAAGAGAGAGTGATTTGCTTGCTCTAGATAGCATTACTAGGGAAGGAGTGCTGCTTCCAATAATCAGACCACTTACTAATGGTGAAATAAAGGAAGCTCCTGACCAGACTCTTGTAGAAGGTATATACCCTGAGCATTTTGTATATCTCAAATCAGCCGGACTATGTGGTCAGGCAGATAGGGTAGAAGTAGTAAATGGCAAAGTAAATATATCAGATTACAAAACTAATAAGGAGATGAAGACTCAGGGATACAAGAATTGGGAAGGAATAGTAAGTGCAATGAGTGATCCAATAGCTCATTTAGATGATTGTCATCTTATTCATTATACTCTTCAGCTTTCGATGTATATGTATATAATTCTTAAGCATAATTACAATCTCAAACCTGGAAAGATGACATTGGATCATGTAAGTTTTGAGATTGAAAGTAAAGATAAGTATGGAATGCCTATTCACAAACTTGTAAACGGAGAACCTATTGTAAAAGAGGTAAAACAGTATATTATACCATATATGAAGTCAGAGGTAATTAGTATTATAAAATGGCTAAATGAGAATCGAGATAAACTAAGACCAAAACAATGAAAAAACAAACAAAGCCGAAAGGCGAAATGATAGCAAGTGAGGCAATTTACGGATTTATAGCATGGCTAACTTGCAGGAAAGAAGAAACTGTAATAAGTACAAGACATGCTTGTTCACCAATTGCCGAACTGATAGCTAGATTTTGCAAAACAAATAAACTAAAGGGACCAAGGACTAAGTGGGAAAAGAGGTTAACACATCCGGATTAACTATAAATAATTATGATTGTAAAACTTTTTGATATAGTTGGAGATACAGTAGTTCCTACAGCCCACTGTTATACTTTGAAAGATCTGAAGATTATTATGGATGAATATCCAGATAAGTACATGAAGATTTATCAGTACCTCTTTTACATGACCTGCCCTAACGCTGATGAGAATCCTTTTTTTCATACTATTCAACAAGATAAAGAACAGCTTATTCTGGAACAGATTAAGGCAGATTTTTCCATAGAGGATGAGAAGATTATAGCAGCATTAAAATTATGCAATAGTCTCTATGATACTCCTACTTATAGGGCTTACCGAGGAATATCAACTATGATTGATAGATTAAGTAGATTTATGGAAGAAACTCCGATTACTACCGGTAGAGATGGTAATGGACCTTTTCTTCTAAAAGCTGCTTCGGATTATCAGGACATCAGGGAGTCTTTTAAAGGAGCCTATAAGGATTTACAGGAGGAACAGAAATCAAAAACAAGAGGTGGTGCAGAAACAGCCTATGATCAACAATGAGCGAATCCTTTATTATAATACCAACCTGGGAGAAAGGTTCTTGGACTAAGACTAGCTTTGATACAAAAGAGCAGTTCCGTGATTTTGTCATACCACTCTTTAAAGAACCAGGTGAGTATAAGTTTGATGATACAACTTTTGCATTTAATGAACAAGCCAGAATTTTCAATAAAAATAGGTTGTATTGTACAGCACCTAAGGGATCGGTAGATTATAAACGCTATTGGGATGATCAGAAAGATAAATGTAGAGTAGGAGCTATCTACAAAAGCGGGAACCTGACCTGGTACCTTCCTCGAGACTATTATATGTGGATTAATTTTCTTAAGATTTTTAACAAAGAGAGCCAAAAATATAGTTTTGTTGATGTAAGAGATGCTCAATATCACATGGCTCTTTATGAACTTCTAGCAGAGCTTCACCACAAGCATTCCTCAATACTTAAAAAACGACAGATAGCATCATCTTACTATCATACTGCAAAACTTATTAATCAACTATGGTTTGAAGAAGGAGTTACTCTCAAGATAGGCGCATCATCTAAGGATCATATTAATGAGAAGAATACATGGAAGTTCTTTGTAGAGTACAAGAACTTTCTAAATGAGCATACGGCATGGATAAGACTTTTTGCTCCTGAGAAGATGCATGCCTGGCAACAGCAGATTGAGACACAAGTTGGTAACCGGAAGGTTCTTAAGGGACTTAAAGGATCTCTCCTTGGAATGACTTTCGATAAGGATCCCACTAATGGTGTTGGTGGACCATGTAGATACTTTTTTCATGAAGAGGCTGGTATTGCTCCCAAGATGAATCTGACCTATGAGTATATCCGACCAGCTCTTTCATCAGGACCATTTACTACTACAGGTATGTTTATAGCAGCTGGTTCAGTAGGAGATCTTGATCAGTGCGAACCTCTGAAAGAGTTTACTTATCACCCTGAAGCTAATGGAATTTATGCTGTAGAAAGTAATCTTCTAGATGGTAAGGGTACTATTGGGAGGACCGGTCTTTTCATACCTGAACAATGGTCTATGCCTCCTTACATTGATGAATATGGTAATTCTCAGATTGAGAAAGCTATCCTTGCACTTGATCTCCAATTTGAACAGTGGAAGAAAGATCTTAATCCTGAGACCTATCAACTTAGGATATCTCAGCATCCCCGAAATATTAATGAGGCTTTTGCCTATAGGAATATTTCCCGTTTTCCACAACATCTTGTATCTGCCCAGATGAGAAGAATAGAAGACAAGGAATACCCCTATGAACTTATTGATATATCTTTTAATGCCGAAGGGAAAGTAGATATAAAGGATAGTAATAAGATCCCGATATCCGAATTTCCTCTGAGTAGAAGAGCTGAGAATAAAGAGAGTGTTCTTGTCGTATGGGAAAGGCCGGTAAAAGATCCTACTTTTGGTATGTATTATGCCTCAATTGACCCTGTTGGAGAAGGAAAGACTGTTACCTCAGAATCTTTATGCTCTATTTATGTGATGAAAAATGCTGTTGAAGTGACTAGGATTGATGGAGAGAAAATCGAGAATTTTGTAGAGAAAGGTAAGATAGTAGCTGCCTGGTGTGGTAGATTTGATGATATTAACAAAACACATCAGAGACTTGAGTTGATTATTGAATGGTATAATGCATGGACACTTCTTGAGAATAACATTCCTGGATTTATTCAACATATGATTGGCCGTAAGAAACAGAAGTATCTTGTCCCAAAGGATCAGATGATGTTTTTCAAGGATCTTAAGGCTAGTTCTAATGTCTTTCAGGAATATGGCTGGAGGAATACTGGAGATCTCTTTGACAGAAATCTTCTTGAATATCTTGTAGATTTTATTAAAGAAGAGCTTGATCATGAAGTAAAAGAAGACGGAACTGTTGTCAGAACTCTATATGGAATAGAGAGAATACCTGACCCAATGGCACTTAAAGAGATGGTAGCCTATCAGAAGGGACTCAATGTGGACAGACTTGTTTCTCTGTCTGCCCTTGTAGCTTTCTCAAAAATTCAACAATCTAACAGGGGATATCAGAAAAGAAGAGAAGATAGTGGAAAAAAGTTGGAAAAGTCCAAGGATTTGTTTAAATTACCTAGGAGCCTCTTTGTTCATATGGGAGGTAGTAACAGTTTTTCGAAAATGAAAAAAGTAATAATGCCGTTTAAAAATTTAAGCTAGTATGGAAATATTAAATGCTTTGTGATCTGAGGTATATAAATTGAGTTTTTTATTCCAAATGTTATAAATACTTTGGTATCTGAATTTGCTACCAGAAATACAAAAGTTTCATTTCATGCTGCCGATGAACGGTCATATAATGAAATGCTCGAGCTGAAACAAGATCAGATCAAAGAGGTTCTTCTTGGTGATGCCCAACAGAAACTTGCTATGAATCTTATTCAGCAAGGTGCTGATCCTGAATCGGAAGAGTTCCAACAGCAAATGTCTCCTGAAAGTCTCAAAACACTTCCCCAGATTCAGTCCTTCTTCAAGAAGAATTATAGAAATATCCCGGAGAAGTGGGCAGAACACCAGAAAGAGGTTGATATTGAAAGATTCAAGATGGAAGAGCTTGAAGAGAGAGGTTTCAGGGACTCCCTTATTGCTGACCGTGAATTCTGGCATTACAAAATGCTGGAGGATGATTATGATATTGAACTCTGGAATCCGGTTCTTACCTTCTATCACAAATCTCCATCGGCCAGATACATCTCTGAAGGATTCTCGGTTGGTAAAATTGATATGCTTACAATTGCTGATGTAATTGATGGGTATGGCTGGCTTATGAATGAAGAGCAATTAGAAAGTCTTGAACGTTTTTATCCTATTAAAGCAGCAGGATATAATATTCCTGGTAAGCAGAATGACGGTTCATTCTATGATGCCACTAGGTCTCATGATTGGAATACCAAAGGACCTTCTTTAGCTTATAGACAATTTACCTCAATGTGGGACAATGTTCAAGGCGGAGGAGATATTGTAAACATGATCCTTTCTGAGAGTGATGATTATTTTGATGAAGGATTGGGTAATATGCTTAGAGTAACAACAGCATATTGGAAATCACAAAGAAGAGTTGGGCATCTCACCAAAATTGATGAAGCTGGTAATGTAATTCAGGATATCATTGATGAAATCTATAGAGTAACAGACAAACCAGTTTATGATACTACACTCTTTAAGAAGAAGGATAAGAGTAATCTGCTCTTTGGTGAGCATATTGATTGGATCTATATTAATCATGTATGGGGAGGAGTCAAAATAGGACCTAATCTTCCAGGTTTTTGGGGTACTCGAGGCGATTCCAATGAAATAAATCCGATCTATCTTGGAATAAATCAGAACCAAATAGGTCCTGTGAAATTTCAATTTAAAGGAAATAACTCACTTTATGGATGTAAACTTCCTGTAGAAGGAGCTGTATTTTCAGATAGAAATACCCGATCTTCTTCTCTTGTAGATATGATGAAGCCTTTCCAAATAGGCTATAATATTGTTAATAATCAAATTGCTGATATTCTAGTAGACGAGCTTGGAACAATCATCCTGCTTGATCAGAATGCACTCCCACGGCACTCTCTGGGGGAAGATTGGGGAAAGAATAATCTAGCCAAGGCATATGTTGCAATGAAGAACTTTCAGATGCTTCCATTGGATACATCTATTACAAATACTGAAAATCCTCTGGCATTCCAGCACTTCCAAACTTTGAATTTAGAACAGACTAACCGGCTTATGTCAAGAATTCAGTTAGCAAATTATTTTAAGAATGAGGCTTTTGCTACAATTGGCATTACTCCACAGCGTTTGGGCGCAGCTGTTGAACAAGCTACAGCTGAAGGTATTAAGGTATCTGTCACTAACTCATATGCCCAAACAGAGATGTACTTTATTCAGCACTGTGATCATCTTATGCCAAGAGTGCATCAAATGAGAACAGATCTTGCACAATATTATAATTCTACTAAGGCTTCAGCAAGACTTCAGTATATGACAAACATGGAAGAAAGGATTAATTTTGAAATTAATGGTAAAGATCTTTTTCTTCGTGATATTAATGTTTTCTGTACTACTAGGGCTAATTCCCGTTCAATTCTTGAGAAACTCAAACAATTAATGATAACTAATAATACAACAGGTGCATCTATCTTTGATATTGGTAGTGTAATCAAGTCTGACTCAATTGCAGAGGTAACACAGGTAATGAAAGAGTCTGTTGAAAGAGCAGATATGCAAAGACAGCAAGAAATGCAACAGCAGCAGCAAATGCAGGAACAACAATTACAGGCTCAACAAGCTGAAGCGCAAGCTGCTAGAGAATTCCAAGCTGCAGAGAATGATAAGGATCGTCAGGCTGATATTGTTGAAGCTCAGATTAAGGCTGCAGGATATGGTGCAATGAAAGATATAAATGTCAATCAGCAGAGTGACTATCTTGATGCACTTAATTATATCAAGGGTACAGAGGAGTATAGTGATACTATGGGATTTGAGAGAGAAAAAGAGAATAATAAGGTAAGACTGAATCAAGATAAGCAACAACTTACAAGGGAAAAACTACAAGTTGCTAGAGAAAAATCTCAGAATGATCTTAAAATTGCAAGAGAAAATAAAACCAATATGGAGTTAAATGCACAGAAGAAAGCTAAACTAAATAAGAAAAAGAAGTAGGTATAGCTATCTCCTCAGATTTTTTTACAATTTTTGTAAACCGCTGAGGTTTATTGCATAAATTTGCATATGATTTAAGTTTGTAAACCAAAAAACCAAAACATAATGTCTAAAACAACAACAGAAACAAATGTTTCCCAGGTCACACTAGATCTGGATGAAATTCTGGGAACACCAGGTGCTGAAAACATCATTACAGCAACATCTGATTTAAAGAAACCAAACATATTCTCTAACGGCAAGGTGGATATGAAATTTGTAAATGAGGAAAGTACTGAGGAAATTCCAGTTAAACCTGAAATTAAAAATGATCAAACTAAGCCGGCGGCAACAGATGCAGAGGTTACGGAAGTTCTTAGTACAGTGCCAGGAGAACTCTTTGCGAAAGGAAAGACTGAGACAGCAGCCCTCTTTCAAAAATTTATTAAAGCTGGTAAGCTCGTACCTTTTGATGATGATAAAAAAATTGAAGATTATAGTGATAAAGATTATGAGGAGCTCCTAGAAGCTAATATGGCTGAAAGAGAGCAAAAGATTCGGCAGCAAACTCCTGTAGAGTTTTTCCAGTCACTCCCAGAGGAAATGCAAGTAGCAGCTAAATATATTGCTGATGGTGGCCGTGATATCAAGGGACTTTTTCAAGCTCT